TATTATCACACTGTTGATGTCAGTATCCAGCTCTACGGGATACAAATTAGGGATAGTATTTTGCAACATTCGGTCACTAAAGCCACCCGATGTTTCAATTTTTTGACAGTATTCACAACCACCAGTGGGCCATTGGCCTGACAACATTAATTTTCTATCTCTCACTTTTGTATCAGTGTTATGAAAATTGTCGAAGTCTTCTATAGTTAACTTACTGGTACTAGCACGATGACAGGAATGATTGGTTCCCCTGTTAAGGTACAAGGTACTCCATGCCCACTTACTCTGACACGCAATACCTGACTTAATAGGGAAGAACCGTTTCTCATTCATAGCGGTCACTATCGTCGTCATCATTAAAGTCATCAGTATCTGCATCTTCTGCATACTGCTTGAATGCTCGCTTGAGTGAGGCGTCAGTGGCGCTAAACTCTTTGAGCTCCTGGTCGCCTAACATATCGACCATTACACTCAGTAAGTTATCAGCAGCTTCCTGTCTGTCCTTGACAGGAATATACTGCTTCAGGATAGTATATACTTCGCTAAGAACATCTACATCGATACTCATTCTGTTACATCTTCCTCTGATTCAGTGGCAATACTTGTCTGTGCTACTAACTTTTCCTTGGCGGAAAACTCAGTCATAACCAGATCCATAATACCGTTTTCGTTTTTATTCCATTCCTTACGGTAGTACTTATGTACTTCGCCATTAAGGTCAGTATAAGTGTAACGGTTACCTTCTTTTTTAATCATTTCTCGTTTTTCGATCAGATCAAAGAAGCCTGAGTAGGGGTTCATGCCAGTTTCATAAGGAATCTGAATCTGAATGTCCTCAAACGGTTTAGCATATCGGGTCTTCATGATCTTGCATCCAGCTCGGATGCCCAGTACGTCAGTGACTTTGTTGCCATCTTCATCTTCTTTCAGCTTGAGTTTCTTCATGGCCACCAGAATACTAGATGCGAATACAAAGCCAGCACCACCACTGACCACTGGATCAGGGTTATACATATCTTGTGACGCATAAGTGTGATTAGTTGCTACTAGGCCAATACCTAGACTACCAAACATGTTAACACAGTTGGTCACCAGTGATTTAAGGGCACGAGGTTTGTGTCCCATGTCACCTTTCATACCACCTGAATCAAACTGATCAACTTGCACTGGAGTCAACAACATACCCAGCGAGTCAATAACAAATAAAACTTTGGGACGATCAGCTTCAGCCAATGCTTTATAATCTTTAACGAATGTAGAAATAGTTTTTGCCACATCGTCAATCATGGCCATGTTTAGCTTCAGAAGTTTATCTTCTGATGTATCTACACCTAGAGCGTGTAACCAAGTTTCATCCAATGCGTTTTCTGAGTCAATCAGAACGACATAGATTCCCTGCTCTTGTGCGTTTTTAACCAGGTTACCGGAACAAATATAACTTTTACCTGAACCAGATTCGCCTGCAAATACTGTTACCTTGCCCAGTGGAACTCCTTTCTTGAAGTCTCCTGAGATTAGATAATTTAGTGCGTAATTACCAGTGCTGATCCAATCAGTTGGATCATGAAAGCCAATGCTTAGGCCTTCGATTGATTTAGTAATATCCTTGCGGAATTTACTCAAGTCAAAGGGTTTTTTCATGTTAAATCCTTGTTGAAGATAACCCGGGCGTACGGTGATCAATTCCGCAGAGGCCCGAGCCGTTTTAGATTACTTCTGTCGATTTCGGATCATTGCCAAGATATCTTCAGCACGTTGGCTGGAGGGTTTGGCCGCAGCTGGTACAGCAACTGGTGCTGATGCAACTGGTGTGTCTTCATCGGGTTCAAACGGAGGATCATCATGCTGCGCTGCCGGAGCAGGTGTTGCCACTGGTGTTGCCGCACGTGGTGCCGCTGCTGATTCATTTGAACCACCGCCCTGGAAGCCGCTGGGCTTATAGTAGTTGGCCCAACGATCTGGATCATATGGTTGACCATCAACTGATGCTTCAAACATTTCCTTGATGACCTTCAGCTCAACATCGCTAGGCTTGTTGGGTAGGAAGTCGTTCAGGTTGTACAAACCAAACTGTTCGATAGCAGCCGCTTCATCAGCAGTCAACGCAGATTCCTTACGGGACCAGGTGCTTGTTGAATAGTCGGCATAGCCACCCTTGCTAGTTTTCTTGACGTTAAAGTCTAGACCAGCTTGATAGTCTGTGGGTAAGTTTTCCATTTCTGGATCCAACAGTGCGTTCTTAACCAGATTAAAAATCTGTGGACTAATAACGAAACGACGGATGGGATTTTCTGGAGTCTTGTCGTCACCAATAGGATTGTCACGAACAAAACCCTGGAACAGGTATGAGCGTTTCTTCCAATATTTGCGACCCATTTCCTCCAATGCTGGATCTTTAAACCAAGCACGGACTTCTGCCAGGATTGGGCATGCCGAACCATCGTTGTACATTTCCACACAGGGGACTTGAACCACAACTGGCTTGCTATCTGACTGGCCTTTGATACCAGCAAATGGTAGACGAATCATTGCTCGTTCTACCCAGAAGAAACTGTTCTTGGGATTTGCGTCGGGGAGGAATCTGATGCGGGCTGTAGTGCCCTCTGCGATATTCCAGTGAGCGTATACGGTGTTGTCACCGCCGCTTTGTGAATTACCTGTACTGCGGGATTCTGATGCTTGAAGTTTTGCGCGGATTTCCGCTAATGTCATTGCCATAATGTTTTCTCCTAAAATGTGCCATGATATAATGTGCCTAAGAATACTGCACATGAGTACAGTATACGCATTTATTTATACAGAGTCAAAAGAAAAGGCGAAATAAATTCACCTTTTAATTTTTATTTGGTTTTAATTTAATCTAAATCAGCGAACCAACCACCTTTGACTGCATCAAAGTAGGCTTGTAATTTATTGCCACTAGCATAAGGGGAAGAAACGGTCATAACTGGCTGTCCAGACGCATCTAAACTTAATCCTAGATTTTGCACTTCTTTTTTACCGTACTGCTCACCAGTGCCTGAATTAAAAAAGGTCACTGCCACTGTAGCAGCTTGCTCAGTAACTTCTGACTCGGTAAATAGGTCGCTATACTTTCTGAAAAAATCTGGGTTCATTTTAAAAAATCCTTTTAAATATTTATCGTTTTAGTCCAGCCAGGCTTCTCAGAAAGTCCAGTGGGTCTGCTTGTTCAGCTACGTTGGGAGCATCCATTCCAGTGCTGCCAGTGGTATTGGGCGCAGCACTCTGTGGCTGTTGTGGTGCCGCGGCTGGGGTTGGTTGTTGTGTGTAATTCTGGCTGTATCGTAATGCTAGATCAGCGTGGCCATGATCCTGTAACCATTCAATAACTAGAGGTCTGGCATCAGCCGTGTCACCAGTGTCATTGGACAGGGCACGTAGTTTATCATCTAAACGAGTGTCACCAATGATGTCACGCAAGGCCCCAATGGCGCTTACACCATTGATACCAGCTTCAATTGGCTTCGCCATTAAACGGTCCAATTGATCTATTTCTTCTTTGTGATCGCCTAGATCTTCTTCTAAATTCATTTCAGTTACTTCATTAGCCCAGGCCTCAAACTCTTCACCCATGGTGCTTTCCATGGCCTGTTGTTCGCGCTTGTAGGCACGATATACATAGGGCAGGGCTTCATTAAAACGATCATCATATATCTTCTTAACAAATCGTTCACGTAGGCTATCTACATCAATTTCTTCTTCTACATCTGATTCGGGCATCCAGCATTCTTTATAATCCTGGTAGCCACGACGTCCACCAATGCGGTGTAGTTTGTTTCTCAATTCACCATAACGGTGAACAGCAGCTTTGGCCATTTCGGCCGTTTCACGATCTTCAAATTCACGACGTTTAGCTTCACGACAGAAATGGGCCATGTTGGACATTTCTTCGCACATACCCACAATGCTTTCACCAATCTCGTCGCCCAGTTCACCACCCTGGCTGCAATGCTGTGCCATGGCCCGTGCCCCAGTCATGTTCTTAAATGGCAGTAGACGGCGTTCACCCACCGCTGTTTCTAGGAATATTGCTTCAATATGACGGCTGCGAGCACCACGTTTGGTCTCATCCACATTGTCACTGTGGCGTACAATAATTCTAACTGGGCCGCATTCTTGATAGCTGCTACGGGTTGTGCCCCATAAACGACTTTCAGTTACTTTAATATCATCAACGGTATTCACGCTATCACTCTTGCTCTGTTGTTTAATATCTTTTAGGTCTAGATTGCTTTTGGTAATGTCGCGAATGTCAAAGTTTAACAGATTGCGTTTGGCAAATTCACGCAGACTGCGTAAAAAGCTGAACCATTCTACACGCTGAGTATCATCCAATGTATCTGTCATAGCCTTGTCAAAATACACTTTAAGGCCGGTCTCGTCAATCAAACTCATGGTGATATTACCAAAAGTTTCACCAGACTGGCTGGTATAATCATAGTTAAAATAACGAGCCTTTTCAGGATCCGTGGTGGACCGGGCTCGTTCGTCACCTAGATTAATATCAGTAAATCTAGTACGAATCTTGTCAAATAGGGCCGAAGCAATGTTTTCTATTTCGCGCATACAGTATTTAGCCTACATCATTATGAATGGCATGGGATTGATATTTTCACTCTGATCTCGTAACTGCATATCCAGCGAACTATCATAGCCCTGAAGCACTGCAATCATGCGAATAGTCAGTATGATCGCCATGACCAAGTCATCGTTTTCGCCCGGTTTAGCTGCAAAGCTGGTACCGTGTGCCACAAATGTCTTTAATTCGCTGATTAAATTTTTACTGGCCAAGTGCATTTTCTTATTTTCTATGTAATTCTTGAGTTTAGCACAGGCAGTAATTTTACTCTTGTTAGTAGTGGTAAATCCCTTGCGCATCCTGCTCACACCGGCTCGCCCAGGCTCTGTCATAAAAACCCCGTGTATGTTTTCTTCACCAAGTTCAGCAATGGTAACCAGTGCTGCCTCACCCAGGGTGTTGTTCTCCACACTGTAGTATATGTCGTTGTCATTACCAGTGCTGTCATATAGATACTGACATATCTCCCGGAGTATCACAATCTGCCTTTGTATGGGTGTTTTGTTGTGTTGCCACTCGGCGATCTGACGAAAACTGGGCAATTCAATGACTTGAATGGCAGCAAAGTCGCCACCAGTGCCTAGACTGGGGTCTAGTCCCACAACATAGGTGTTTCCTCGCTTGGGCTTGGTGTACCAACGTACTTGTCCCTGGCGCTCTACAGGGTCTATACCATCCATCTCTACCAGTGTGGTGGGCTTAATTAACGTCTCATCATTAATAATGAACTCTAATTCGTGTTCTCGACGGAATCGTTCTTCACCAATACGTCCAATCTCTTCTTCTTTCCAAGCTTCACTTCGGTCTGGGTGTTCTGACCAGTGTGCTTTAAACGGACTAAATCCATTTATTCCCAACTTAGTTTCGTTGCCATAAGCATCAGTTCTCTTGTTGGCTTGTTTCCAGATGAACGCAAACTGATCCTCGTCTGAGTTTGGTGTGCTGGTAATAATACACTTACCACCAGTACTGAGTGTGGGAGATATAGCTGTCCAGAATTCTCGGGCGATGGTGGGCCTAACGAACGCGAACTCGTCCAAGTATAGTAACGATAGCGACATACCACGACCAGTCTTTTCAGTAGTTGCACGGGCCACAATACGACTCTTGTTATCAAAGTCAATATTGCCCTGGTTATAAGCTTCTACACCGGCCTTGAGCCACTGCGGGCACATTTCGTAAGCATAACGAATACGATGCATGATTTCCTGGGCGCCGCTATACTGATGGGCGGCGATCAGAACTGTCTGGTCTGGATTAAACATGGCAAACCATAATAGATATCCGGCAGCACTGGTGGTCTTACCAGTCTGACGTGGCATCATAGACACTGAGAATCGGTTACTATGGTAGTTATCAATCAATTTGACCTGGAAATCAAAAGGACTATACAACAACTTACCTTTGGTTGGGTGTTGTATATAGAAGTAATTCTCCATGAAATACTTGTAGCCAGTCACCGGATCAGCACATCGTGCGTATTCACTGATCTGTTCATTGGTCAGTGCTATGCTTATGTTGGCCGGGCGGACGAACTGATTGTCATCAGACATTTACTTTTATTCCATTATATGTTAATATAAATATTTAGTATTAAACCTTATGTGAATCAAAATGTCGGACACTCTACTATTAAATGCAAACTATGAACCCATCTCAATTCTGCCATTGAGTGTAATTGATTATCAACACGCCATCAAACTAATGTTTCTGGGCCGGGTAACTGTTCTAGAAACTTATCCCAATTGGATACTACATAGCGAAAAACTGGCGTTAAATGTTCCCAGTGTTTGTGTGACCAAAGATTACTTCAAATACAAAAAACATGTAAAGTTCAGTCGCTACAATATGTATCTGCGAGATCTGTTCAAGTGTCAGTATTGTGACGAGATTTTTGATTTTGATGAGCTGACCATTGACCATGTGATCCCACGCAGTTCTGGTGGTAAGACCACCTGGGATAACTCTGTTACCAGCTGTAAGTCATGCAATCATAAAAAAGGCAGTAAGTTAATTAAGCCTAAGGTCATGCCATATGCACCTGATTACTACAGTCTAGTAAGCAAATGGAAGCAGACTGACTTCAAGGTCAAACAAGCGTCGTGGAATCAATATCTGGGAGTCAATAAGAAAGTGGCTTAACGCTTTTTTCGTTCTGCGTTGTTTTTGATCCTGTGGGCTGGGGCATCACCGATTGGTTTAGTCCCTGTTAGGTAAGGGAGACTGAACCAAAGTTGGAACCATTCTGGTGTTCCGGGTTTTATGTTGTTGCGCTTTTCCAACTCACGTTTTTCCATGCCAGTGATGCTGATGTTACTGCCCACTGGGCTCATGGGATTGCCGTTACTATCGTTGGGAGTTGTTAATGCCGGATCGTGTCCACCAGCTGTATAATAGTCTTCTGTGACCAGACCAGCCAGTTTTTTAAGTCTGTTTAATTCAGCGGGATCCATAAATGCATCTGGATCACCGGTCTCGCCTTCTGGAACGAAGTTGGCACTGGTTAGACGATATTCTTTCATTTGGATTTACGACGTACTGGGCCCTGAGGTTGCACTGGGCTCTGATGATTTACGTCCGGCATTTCTTGAGATTTCTTTTTACTGATTCTAGTGGATTTGCGACCCAGATGACGCTTGGCTGCATCAATTATTTCTCTGTCAGCGTCAGAGTAACCAATGGTCACCAAATTGCTGCGAGTGGGCCCATTACTGTCGCCAAAGTTATCAGGAGATCCAGCTAAGGCTACACCAAAACGATACATGTGGTATGGATGGCCGTTGTCCAGATCATCAAAAACTTCAGCATCAGGCAGTGCATACTTACTGGAAGTGCGCAGTTTGCTTTCAGTGATGACTTCGTTTATTTTCATTTTGTGAAATAAGACTTTAACTTGTCCAGGGCAGCTTTGGCCCAGCTGGGTTGAGGAATATGCCAACCAATTACAATACCAACTGCCAACAATAATAGTGTATCAATCATCTTATTTCTCCGTTACCATGCTCTGCATGACCAGTATCGTGCTTTGGTACGTGGACCAGGATTGTCACAGTTGTGACGAGCACGAAAATTCTTGCGACGACCAGGAATATTTTTCTTGATGCGCATATTTTTGTCACCAAAGTTTACTTTGATAACTTTGCCAGTTTTGGGATTCTTAACATAGACTTTGGATTTCTTTACATCGCCAGCCATGGGTTTACCCAGTGGTACTTTACGGCCCTGATATTCAGCTTCTTCTACTTCTTCGTCATCCGCCATGTCATGATTTACTTCACCATAAACAATCCGGCTGTTATCTTCTGATAACATACCCAGACGAGTAAGTTCAGCAATGGCTGCATCAGTGGCTTCTAAGACAAAACCATCAGAAGTTTCTGCAATAACATGGCTGCTTAGATAACATTCTTCGTTTATAATAATATCAAAATCATCACCAGCGACTGGATTGTTACTGGCATACTCTGCTTCTGCAATGTAATCTAATAATGTTTTCATATTACTTGCGTGACTTTACTTTGATGCTTTCGTAAGCCTGCATTAGACGGTTACCCAGTGCAGCCAATGGATCAACACTTCCTTCTGTTGCCATGGGATTGTCACCAGCCTTGGGCTTGTCAGCATACTGCTTTTTCTCACGATTTAAGTCGTTGCCCTGGCGTATGATAGCATCAACGTTTTCAACTTCTTCGTCTGGGCTATTAGCATACTCAGGTGCCTCTTCAACATCAGTGTCGCCATATTTCTTGGCTTCAGCCAAAGCTGCTTCTGCTTTAGTAGTGTCAAGACCAGCAATACGCATCATGTCCAACATCTGTTCTGCTTCTTTGATGTTCTTGGAGATCTTTTCACGACGTGCTTTTATATACTCGTCTGACGAGTCTGTGTCACCATCATTGTCCACGTCATCATCTTCTTTGCCCACTGGATCCAGAGCTTCGTCAACTTCTTTAGCATCTTGGGCAGCTTTCTTCATGGGCTCTTTTTTGTCGCCGTCTTTGTCTAGATCAATGTAGTCTGGTTTAGCGGCTTCAGATACTTCCAGCCCAGCTAAACGTGCTAATTCATTCAGATCATCTTCC